CAAATTATTTTATTCAAAAGAATAATGACTCACCATTGGAAGCATGGTGTGAACAAATTGCAGAAGACACTGCTAGGGAAGATACTTATGGTGCTTTTCATAAAGAAATTTAAAAATTCAATATATGAATAGTGTATTTGATGAAGTTATCAATGAAGTTAAAAGGGGTAGAGAGGGATTAAATGTAGGCTTACCAATGGGTTTTAATAGGTTAGTAGAATACTTGCCTAATATCCAACAAAGTACTTACTATTTAGTAGGTGCAGGTACTAAAGTAGGTAAGACCACACTAGCAGATGATTGCTTTTTATACAATCCTTATGACTATTTAAAAGCTAACCCAGATTCACCTATTACATTAGACATTGATTACTTTTCATATGAGATAGAGAAGAAAGTAAAGATAGTTAAAGGTATAGGTAGAAAACTGTGGTGGGACCACGGTATAATAGCTGATGTAAATCAAATATTATCTAGAGGTAACAACCACTGTTCAGATGATCTTTATAAGCTTGTAAAAGGCTATAGAAATTACTTTGAAGAGATGGAAGATGTAGTTACTATCCATGACATGCCAGATAATCCAACTGGTATGAATAAGTATTTGTATAGAAAAGCTAATGCTTTAGGTAAGGTTGAGTATGAAACTATTGGTAAAGATGCTGAAGGTAAAGAAATTACTAGGTTTAAAAAGTATACTCCAGATGATCCAAATAGATATTGGATTATCATTATTGACCATATTGCCTTAATGAAGCAGGAGAGAGGGTATAGTACTAAACAAAACATTGATAAAATGTCTCAGTACTTTGTACAGCTTAGAAATAACTATGGTGCAATACCTGTAGTTATTCAACAGCTTGCATTTGACAGTGAGAATGATGAGCGTTACAAGTCAGGTAGACTTACACCTACACTAAAAGATTTTGGTGACAGTAAGTATACTACTAGGGACGCTAATGTTGTTATGGCTTTGTTTGACCCTTCTAGGTATAATTTAGACAGATTTCAGAACTATGATGTTAGAAGATTAGGAAACACATATAGAAATCTAGAAATATTAGCCAACCGTGATGGTGAACCTAATGTTAATATAGGGCTTAATTTTATTGGTCCTGCAGGTACATTTAGGGAATTACCAAAAGCATCTGAAATTACAGATGCACATTATTTAAAAGCTTCAAGAATGGAACGTTAAATTTAAATTAAAATAAGTATGATTGAAATTAAGTTACCTACTAAAAAAGTAAAAAGTAGTACTAACAATCCTAAACTTATGCTAATGTACAGTCCTCCTAAAACAGGTAAGACTACATTACTGTCTAAGTTAGACAATTGTTTAATTATTGACCTTGAGAATGGTGCAAAGTATGTAGATGCGCTTAAAATCAATGTTAATAGTTTAGAAGAATTACAAGCTGTTGGGACAGAAATTGTCAAAGCAGGTAAGCCGTACAAGTATGTTGCAATTGACACATTAACAAGATTAGAAGAGATGTGTTTGCCAATTGCTAAAGCTATGTACAAAAAGTCACCAATGGGTAAGAACTTTGACGGAGATTCTGTCTTAGAATTAGCTAATGGTGCAGGTTATTTATGGTTACGTAAAGCTTTTCAGTTGTGGTTAGGTAAAATTAAACATTTAGCTGATCATGTTATTCTTGTTGGTCACATCAAGGATAAATTTATTCAGAAGAAAGGTAAAGAAGTTCAAGCTAAAGATATTGACTTAACTGGTAAGCTTAAACAAATCACATGCTCTGACGCAGATGCTATTGGATATTTACACAGAGGAGACAACAATGAGCTGTTGTTAAATTTCCAAAGTTCTGATGTTATTAATTGTGGTGCAAGACCTTCTCATCTAAAAGGCAAAGAAATAGTAGTTGCTGAATATGATGAGGAGAAAAATGATCTCAAGAATGTTGCTTGGGATAAAATTTATGTTGATTAATTAAACTTTTAAAAATGGTAGAGATTTCTATTAAAGCAGTGCTACAGCACTTAGAAAATGGTGTAACAAGAACCACAGACAGCAAGAATTATAACCCAGAACTTAGATCTATTGAAGAGATTTATGGGTTATCTAAGGGAGATGTAAGAGAGATGTTTAAACATCCTTTATTAATTAACAAGAAGACAAAGCCACCAAGAGCTTTTACATTAATTGATGATCTTACTGCAGAGTTGGAAGCAGCACAAGCAGCACAACAAGCAACTACACCTTCTTATGGTGCACGTCCTGCACAAACTACTCAGTTGCCAGCAAATACAGACACAACTGATGTTTATTTAACTGACCAGAATTCAACAGAGCAATAAGTAGTTGCTCTATTATTATTAATTTTTTATTTTTAAAACCCAAGTAAATATGTACGGAAGTAGATTAGACAGTAAAGGAGAAGCTATTCAAGAGAATAGCCAGTACACAAACCCAGTAGCGGGAGAAAGAGTTAAAGGAAACACAATAGAATCTATTGGTTTAGCTGAAGACAAAGATGGAAACATTGTTGAAACTAGAGCAAATGTAGTGTTTAAACAAGCTAATGGTGCAACAGTACGTTGGACTATCTTTGAAGCTCAAGAAGACTGGCAGTTTGATAGTCTTAACAGAAACATCAAGCATTTAGCTACTAAGCTTATGACTGAAGATGAGTACTATGCTGGTATTGAAGCTGGTGGAGCACCAACAGATTTTGTTAGCTTTATTGACAAGTTAGCTAAGTTATTGTTACCTAAAGCTCAAGGTAAGCAGTTCACTATGAAGTTTGTTTACAAGAAAGGATATGTTAGCGTTCCTTCTTTTCCAAACTGGATTGCATTACCAGAAAATGAAGATACTTTGTCAACTAATCCAAAGTATGACAAGTATGAGAAAGAAGAGCCAACTGAAGAAGCAGATATTGCTACTAGCAGTGTTGGTTCAGATGTATTTTAACATCATTATTTAATTTGAAATCTAGCAGGAGGGCTTTTGTTCTCCTGCATTTTTGTCTTTGTATGTATGGAAAGAGAGATCTTACAATAGAAAACGTTAGAAATAGAGTTAACAGCTATGACTTGTTTTCTTACTATTGCTCCCCTTTTAAGAGTATAAATGTAAGATTCTGTAGTGAGCTTAGGGATGACAAATATCCTACATGTTGTGTATATGCTTACAGTAATAAACTCTTTTATAAGGACTTTGCAACAGGTGATTCATATGATGATATTGGCTATATCAGAGCAAAATACAATGTAGACTTTGTGACAGCCTTATCATTTATTAACAGAGATTTTAATCTAGATTTATCAGCAAAAACTTTAAATGGAATGCCTACAATGCAATTCTTTGGAGTGCCTGATAAATCTGTTAACATCAACAAATATGTTAAAGAAACAGCTGTTATTAAAGTACAAGTAAGACAGTGGGAAAAAGAAGACAAAGCTTTTTGGAATGATAAGTATAACTTTACTTCAAAACAACTTAGTTTTTACAAAGTTTATCCAATAAAATTCTTTTGGATAAACAATACTATGTATAGTTGCAAAAAGAACAGTTACGGTTATTATTTAGGAAATAGAGAAGGTATTGCAAGGTGGAAAATATATCAACCTTTGCAGCCTAGAGAAAGTAAATGGTTTTCAAATATAAATAGAGAAGATGTACAAGGAATTACTCAATTACCAGAAACAGGAGATACTTTGTATATAACATCAAGCTTAAAAGACATAATAGTTTTACGTAAACTTGGATTGAATGCTATTGCACCTAGTGCAGAAACTACTATTATACCAGAAGATATTATCACTATGCTGAAAACAAGATTTAAAAAGCTAGTTATTTTCTATGATAATGACAATCCAGGTATAATTGCTTCAAATAAACACTCAAAAATATATGAAGCATCAGAAATATTTGTACCTTTTAAGTATATATCTGAAGACATAAAAGATCCTAGTGACTTTGTTGAAAAATACAGTTACGAAGAACTTTTGGATGTTATAAAAAATGAAGAGAAATGAGTGACAAAGAAGAAGAAATAACAACAGCAGAAAAATTATTAGCATTGTTTTTACATTTAGTTAAAACTGTTCCAAATGATAAAGAATTAGGCACAACAATGCGCGCTATTGTTGACAGACTTTTGAAAAATCAGAGTTAGGTTAATGATATTTATAAAAGGAAATGTTCCAAGTAGCAAAAACAGTAAACAGTGGACAGGGCGTATGCTCATAAAGTCAAAGACCACTTTGCGTTATGAAAAAGCTACAAAAGAACAGTGGGAAGAGAATAAAGAAAAATTTCTAGAATTGATTGATGGTAAAACAGTACCATATCAAATAGGATTTTATTTTGTGAGGGGAACTAGGCATAAATATGATTGGGTTAATCCTGTACAAACTATACAAGACTTAATGGTACGTTATGAGTGGTTAGAAGATGACAACACTACTATAATGTATCCAAAGCCTTTTAAAATAAAAGGTAAAATGGGACACTATGATAAAGAATGTCCTGGAGTTTATATTAAAGTCTTTTAAAATGTTTAGTGAAAATGTTAAAAAACAGTTACATGTTTTAAAAATTGATAGCAATAAGCCTGTAAATAAAATACGGCTATTGCTAGAAAAAGAATTAGATAAGTCTAAAAATCTAATGAAAACAAGTCATCAGAGATATATAGAAGTGCAAGATGCTTATTCTGTATTTATGGAAGAATACACTAGCATTCTAGATATCAAAGATGCATTATCTTAATTATTTAAATTTAAAATTTTTTACAATGAGAAAAGTTACTGTAGTATCTACTGCAACAGGAGGAAAGAATGAAGTTTTATCAAGTGCAACTACTTGGGGAGCACTAAAACCTCAATTGTCTGAATTTATGACAGGTGAAATGAAAGTCACTGTTAGAGAAACTAGAAATGATTTATCTAACGCAGATGCAATTTTACCTGAAGGTGATTTTACTTTGTTTTTATTCCCTGTAAAAGTAAAGTCAGGTAAATAATGGCTAAGAAGAAGAGTAAAGTTACTGTTACTCATCCTTTTTCCTCACCACAAGATCACATGAAACATCTACAAAAGAAGTATGATGATCTTTTTGATGAGAGGTTAAAGAAATTAGCAGAACTAAAAATAGTACTACTAAAATAAAGTTAATAACAAGAGAGGGCCTTGTGCCCTCTTTTTAATTTTAAATTTATGGGAGAAGAAGAAGATGCATTTGCAGAAGCAGAAGCGTTATTACAACGGTTGCAATCAGAAGAGCAGCAAAGAGAAGTTCAAGCACAGCAAGAAGTTGAAGTTATTGAGCTTAATGACAGTAACACAATGGAGGTTGTATCAGGACCAGGTATAATAGAACAAGCAGTTGAAGCACAGTCAGTAGAAGAGCCAGTTAAACCAAAGATGATTCCAGACAAAGATGTTATAGCTTCTTTGGATAAACGTATTGAAGAAATGGTTCCTTTATTGAGTGAAATATATCCAAACAATTGGCACATATATAGAAATCAAGATTATATAAAATCAAATCCGTTTTTACGTAAAGTTATTTTTGAAACTGGAGATAAAGATGATTTTGTAACTACACATCATACAATAATTGCAATTAGATTTCCTGAAATAACTATTACTAATAGTAAAGGACACAGTAATGTTATTAAAGACTTATTTGTATTTATGTATATGTATATAAAAACAAAACCTACTGATGAAAACCCTTGTACACTTGTATTTAGTTCTAATATAAAAGGCATTAGATCAACTTTAAGAGAAGAAGAGTTTGTCAGCGATTATATACATTCTCATTTGCCTAGATCTAGAAGCAATGATTATGGAAAACCTTGGGCACCTTCTATAAGTACAGGAGGTTTTTGTGTAGGTGGAGGTACTGAAACATCTTCAGCTTTAGCTGATTTAACTTATAGGTTTGACATATTACAATTTGAGTTGTTTTTATATCAATTATCTACTTATGTTAGACATGAAAGTTTAGGAGGCGGTCCTTATATAAGAATGGAGAATATAAGAATAGGTAGAGGTGTTTCTTATAGTTCAGAAGGAGTATCAGACTGTTCTGCTACTGTTCGTAATTATATAAACTACTTACACAATACAGGAATACAACTTCCTCTTAAATCTTCAGTTGAAAATAGTGGAAGGCAAAACGTTCTTGTTTATGACTCTAGTAATGAAGAGCATTTGAGAATACTGGGTAAAATAACATCTTATCCTTATGAAAAAATAGGCATAAATAATTACGTACCTCTTACTGCAGACATTAATGTTAAAACTGAAGAAGAAATAAAAAAGTTAGAAGGTTTAATGTTTGATTTTAGAGGAAACGTAGTGACTTTTAAAGTCATACCTCATCCTGTGTCTAAAGTTAAAGACCCTGTTAAATATCCTTCACACAAATTAATGGACTACACCGTTGCGTGTATTAATTCTAATATTAAAACATTTAATTCATTGCTTTATGCAGAATAAAACAAATTTAAAAAAGTATGAAGAACATACTTTACCAGAAAACGCTACTATTATAGTAAGCCAGAATTTATTAAATCAAGTAGCTTACCTACATAAAGTAGTTGGAGGTGTAGAATGGAGTGGTGTGCTTGTTTACAAGACTATAGAAGGTTCTATTGAAGATTACAAAAACTTTGTAGTAGAAGCTGTAGAAGTGATTCCTATGGATGTAGGCACGTCAGGATACACTGAGTATGAAATAGAATCAGCAGATGAGTATGTATTTAAAAACTTACTTGAAAGAGTAATGTTAGACGATAAGCTAAAAATAGGTCACATACATACACACCATAATATGGACTGCTTCTTTTCAGGTACAGATATGTCAGAGTTGCATGAAAATGCTCCTAATCACAACTATTATCTGTCGTTGATTGTTAATTTCCAAGACTATACTAGTTGGAAAGCAAAGATTGCACAGATTAAAACAGTAAAGACAAAAGGTTCTGCAGTGTATTCTTACAAAGGCACTAATGGTTTAGTTAAGGAAAAGGTATTAATAAATACTGAAAAAGAGATTTTATCTATGATAAACCTAGATGTAAAAACTGAAGTTACTTTAGAAGATGATTTTATAAGTAGAGTTAATCAGCTTAAAATAGAACAAGATGAATTTATTAAAAGTAGACCTGTAGTAGGTACCACTAATTGGACTGGTTATGGTAAACGTATACATAACAACCATGCTCAACCTACTTTGTTTGATACTCTTGGTGAAAGCTTTAATCCTACAGAACGTTTAAATATAGATGTTTCTAGTAAAAATATAGCTGAGTTTGCTTGGAAACTTATTAGTCAATCTAATGAGCCTTTAGGTACTCTAGATAACACTTTAAACATTTTAGATAAAACGTTTATATCTAGTCCAGGTACTTCAGACTTATATGTAGACGGTCTTATTGAAAATTTTGATTTGTTGTTCATAGACCACTTTAAAACTACACCTACTTTAAACTCTAAAAAGATTGTTATTGATAAAATAGTTGAAATTTTAGAAGAAAAGGAAATGCAAAACAACTATATATCAACTATAATTGAAGACACAGTAGAAGCATTAACAATAGAAATTCTTGTAGATGACTCTCCAGGATTCTAAAAAATTAAAAAAAAATGGAAGATCCAAATCAAACTGTTGCCATTGAAGGCGTAAATACAAATGAAAATGAAATAAATCTGAATCCTAGGCATGCTAGGTTTTCAGATTTAATGTGGTATGACCCTAATGATCCTCCTCACGCACTTGTTGGTGGTGTGGGAGGTATAGGTTCTTGGTTATCTTTTTTGCTAGGTAGAATGGGCTGTAATCTTTATTTGTTTGACAATGATGAAATTGATGAAACAAATATGGGTGGTCAGCTTTATCAGTCTGGTCAGATTGGTATGTCTAAAGTAGAAGCGGCTTCTATGAACATCTACAGTTTTTCTAATAATTCTAATATAGAAACTTTTAGTAAGTACACTGAAGAGTCAGAAGCTTGTCCTATAACATTTTCTTGCTTTGATAACATGAAATCAAGAAAGATTATGTTTGATACATGGGCAGAAAACCATGACGGTAATGGTATTTTTATTGACGGTAGAATGCTTGCAGAATCTTTTCAGATTTATGCAGTTATTCCTGGAAGAGAAGATAGGTACAGAGAAACGTTATTTGATGATAGTGAAGTTGAAGAGCAACCATGTTCTGCAAAAGCAACTTCACATACTGCAGCTATGATTGCAGGTATGATGGTAGGCATATTTACAAATTATATGTCTAATATAAAAACAGAAATGGACCTTAGAGAAGTTCCGTTTTTTACCAGCTTTGAAACACATTTATTAACATTTAATTTAGAACTGTAATGCATTTTAATTTTAAAAACAGTTACCCGTCAAACCTCTGTAAGTATAAAGATGAAAACAATCCTTTGATGTCTTTTTCTATAGGTAATGATTTGTCTTTAAAGTATTTAACTTTTAAGACTTCTGATTATGTTCCGTTGTGTGCTTTGCAGTTTCCTTATTCTGAAAATCCTGATTATTATGTAGATCGTCATTTTTCTGGTTATAATTATTATAGAAATGAAGCAAGAGATGCTGTAAGAAGACTTACAAGTTATCAAGAAAATTTAACTGAAAATAGAGTTATTTCTAAGTATCTTTATGCTGTTAACAGGGAAAGCCATGTGCTTGAAGACTGCCAAAGTGATGATTTTTATGAAAAACTGGTTAATACAGAAATAGAAAATTTAACCAATAGAGTACATGAAGTAAAGAAAGATCTTCTTTCTATTGATTTTAATACTTCTGTTCAAAATGTACATAATAACTATGGTAGAGTTTCTTATAAAAGAGTTTTTGATAAAGTAATTTCTGGCAAAGAGGGTTCATATAGGAGCAATAAATATCTTAGTTTTCAGTTAGATAATTTGAGGACATCTTCTTATTTATCTAATTATGGATTTTGTGCAAAAATTAACTGGACAGATTCTAAATCACCTATATTTAAGTTTATTAAAGATATAGAGGTTTTGTTCTCTTATATGGTAAAAGTAGAAATGGTTCCTTATGTTAAGATGTGTTTACTTTTAGGAGAAGAACCCCATCCAGATAGTTTAGAGTTGTGGGTTAATGATAAATTGGATGTTCCTAAAGGAGAACATAAAAATATACGTCCAAGATATCGTAAAAATGTTAAGAATTTTGCAGAAAGCAGAGGTATTAAAATAGAAGAATCTTCTGATTTGAATGCAGATATATTTAAAACTTATAAATTACCAACTTTTAAAACAATGAAAAAAAGAAAAGAGTGGTATAATTTTATAAGTAGCGGAGTTATAAATAGTTTATGTCATGAAAATCAGAGGTATTTTAAATTATGAGTAAAGTATTGTTAATAGACGGAGATTCTTTGATATACTATGAAGCTTTCAAAGATCAAGATTTAGAAAAAGCTATAGAAGGTATAAACAGTAGGCTTCTGCACATGTGTGAACAAAATGACACAGAAAAATATGTTGGTTTTTTGACTAAAGGTAGCTGTTTTAGATATAAAGTAGCAAAATCAAAAGGCTACAAGTCAACAAGACCAGCAGAAAAACCAAAACTTCTTTATCAACTATTTGATTATATGCGTGATACACTAAAGTTTGATATAGTAGAACAATTAGAAGCAGATGATTTAGTAGGTTACTGGAGTAATCAATTAGAAGGGTTTAAAACAGTTATCTGTTCCCCTGATAAAGATGTTTTAAAACAAATACCAGGTAAACATTACAACTACAGGTGGACAGCTAAAAGTAGAGGAGCTTGGGTGACTACTTCTGAAGAAGACGCTGAAAAATTCTTATGGCAGCAAGTCTTAATGGGAGATTCTACAGATGCTATACCAGGATTACCAGGTATAGGTGAAAAGAAAGCACTTAAGATTCTTGAAAATAGTAAAAGTCCTTTGAACAACTGTAGTAAAATGTATAGTGCACTGGTATTAAGTGAGTATGTTAAAGCGTTTGGGATATCTGAAGGTGTAAGCAGGTTTGCTGAAACTTTTAGACTAGTCTACATTTTACGTACTCTTGAAGACGTGAAGAGAGAAACAGGTTTGGTGCTAGAAAAGCCTCAAATCAAAGTAGTGAAGTAGATTTTTAATTATGACTAGTAGTATTAAATGTGATGAAGTAGGGAAAGTAGTAACTGTTAACGTGGTGTCACCTAGACAGTTACAGCTTGTTCCATTATACAAAGGCGGTGAAATTTATGATGATAAAGGTAATCTTGTAGAAATAAATTACGGCAAGGATTACACAGTTAAAACAGGAGAAACGGTGCACATTAAAAAGCAACGTTATAAAGTGCAGAAAATTGAAAAAATATTTAATGCAAAAGGTGAGCATATTCTAGGTTATAAATTACATATAGCTACATTAAGTAAAGCTTCTATGTTTTTATTTCCCTTTTTAGGCTATAACCGTACCTTTTTTTCTTGGAATTCATCTTTTGTCAACGCTTTTGTTTGGAAAGAAAATGCTGAAGAAGGTAGATTTATTTATTTGTGGTACAAATTTATACCATCTCTAGAGATGGAAGAGTTTGAAGAAAAGCTAAAAAATAATGTAAACTTTATAGACGCTGAAGATGTTGATAATTATCATGTATTGTACAGATTTTTAGTACCTGAAAAATTTGAAGAAGACTATGACAAAATTATAGAAGGTAAATATTCTTACATTACAGAAATTGCAAAAGAACGTATCTTAGATTTTCATTTTTCTAG